ACTTATCAAGCATTTTAATTCGTAACAACTGAGATATGAGCAAGAAGAATAATTACCGCTATGTAGCCTATGACGCTGCAAACGGAGAGTATGAAGAATTTGAGACATTGAAAGAAGCAGAAGACTGGTTAAAGGAGGGTGACGGAGAAGGAATCTCCGATGAAGCTTGTTGCGGTCATAATTATATTGCAGAAATTCAATATCGGTCTGTCGTGACGAAGACGGATGAAAAATCAAATTATCATGTACATACAGATGAATGCCCGGAAGATTGCGATGAAGAAGAGTGGCCGTACAATGATGATTTCGACTGGATAGGGCATCATTATTACGAGAAAATTGATTGGAATAAAGAATCATAATAGAATAGAAATGAGCAAAATGAATGGAAAAGAAAAAGCAAACTTTAGAAGTCTGCTTAGTATATGGTTTGTTAGAATTATCAGAGGTGGGGACTCGAACCCCACAAACTTCGCCAAGGCGCTGCTTACACCCTTTTAGCTTCAACGGTTGGTTTTCCTCACTCGGACTCCGAAGAGAAGCGAGCGTACAGAGACCGAAATCTCTAAAATCCAATTCAGTTTTTGATAAACGGATTTTTTTATTGGATTCAACGATGCAAATTTAATTAAAAAAAACAATATACCAATGATAATAGCATGGTTTTCTTGCGGTGTAACATCCGCAGTCGCTTGTAAGATAGCATTAAGCTTGTATAATGATGTGCGGCTTTACTACATAGAGACAGGTTCTTGCCACCCAGACAACGCTCGTTTTCTGTCTGATTGTGAAAAGTGGTACGGGCAACCTATCCACACTATCCGAAGCAATAAATATAAATGTGTAGCCGATATTCTACGTAAAGGCTATATTAACAGTGCGCATGGTGCCGCCTGTACTCTTGAACTGAAAAAGAAAGTCCGGTATAAGCTGGAAAAAGAATTGAAAGAATGGGACGGGCAAGTATGGGGCTTTGATTACGACCCTAAAGAGATAAACCGGGCAATTCGATTAAAACAGCAGTACCCAAACACAAAGCCACTGTTTCCGCTTATTGAAAAGCAGATTACGAAATCTGATGCTATGGGGATGCTTTGGAAAGCTGGCATTGAAATTCCGGAAATGTACAAGATGGGTTACAATAACAATAACTGCATAGGTTGTGTGAAAGGTGGCATGGGCTACTGGAATAAAATCCGGAAGGACTTCTCAGGTGTATTCAACCAAATGGCACAGATAGAACGTGATGTTGGCGCAACATGCCTAAAGGATAAAGACGGTCGCATCTTCTTGGACGAACTACCAACATGGCGGGGTGACACAATAGAAGAGATTATACCGGATTGTTCTCTTATCTGTCAGATAGAGTTTCAAGAAATACTTGATAGGCAGGTAGAACGAGTTTTGAAAGGAGAAATTAGTATTAATGATGTAGCCTAATTAGGCTCAAAAAGAAATAAGCATGAACAGAAATGAAGTAGATGAATTTATTGAAGACAATTTCGGTCCTCATGATAAATTAGCCATATTGGAATTGGTAGACGAGGTTAAGAAAGATGCAGTACATGCATTCGCAATATCATGTCCGCTCTTTGAAGAGAAAGATGGCCTTATGGTATGTCATAAGGAAGAATCTCCATACACTGAATGCCTTCACCGATATTTCAATATACGTAACAAGAAAGATATGCCACAAGGGATTAAACCTTGTAAGTATATAGAGAATTTTATCAAAGAAATCAATTTATAATAATTACACAAATGAGCGAAGATCGAGGCGCTAATATCCTGGCGGCCATCCAGCAAATGGCAATGGATAATAATCAAGGTCTGAGAATGACTACCACATTAGTCAATGTTACAGAAGAACAGCGTGGAAGTATAGTCGGATTCGGTACAGAAAAGGAGATGGGCGAGGACGCCAAGTTCCAAATCCGAACAGGCATGCCCGGAGAGTATCTGGCATGTGCGTTCTTCATAAAACGGAGTGAACTAAAAAAATACCTGGAACATGAATAGAATGAGATGGTTCGTCATCGGACTCCACCTATATGTATTTCCGCCAGAACCGGAAGTAGGAGACATCGAGGCTTTACACAACTGGATCCCACAAAAAAAAGGAATCATTGAGACGCTAAAATTCAGGTTTCACACCGGTATTTGGAGCTATACAGCAGGGAATATAAATTATCAATTTTAAATGCACTATCACTATTCTGCACTTAAGCATGGGAACCTATCAAGAAATATTAGACGAAGTTCTTCCTCTATACCGGCAGGATCCGGAACGCTTCATGCGTTTCTATCACGCCGTCAATAACATTCTTGCTACAATACCTGAAGGCAAGAGTATTCTTATAGCTGACCATTGTAAGCCTGCATCACGTGATCTATTCATTAAAATAGCTTGTATGTATATTATTGAAGAAACAACAAGGAAAGATGTCTTGGATGACTTTTTAGAGTTTTCTGACGATTATAGCAGCATTCGACATGTGCCTAAATTAGTGCCGGCACATGTCCGGCCACACTTTTACTCGAATCGAAGATGAGTAGATTATCCCAATTTATTACTCTGTAAAGATACTAATTTTCACTGATATACGCAACATTATGACAATAAAAAAAGAGAATAAAATAATGGTAGTAATAGCCCCATCGAGCGATGAACGGGAACTATTCATTTCCCGCCTGGCCGTTCGGCTAGGTTTTGCCAAAGTCCCTTCGGATGCTAAAAAAATCATCCGCAAGGATATCTATTCCTTTGACCTGCCTACTGCCTACTTCATTCTCTGCAGTAACTACAACTTTCGCGGCTCTGTCATCACGACACAGCGTCTCTACGAGCTTGCCGCAAGGGGTATCTGCGTAGTCGTTGGCGTCAAGTCACTACCGCGTGAGTACGAATTGATATCGCAAGTGTTTTATCCTGATGATTTGCGCTAACATAAGTCGAATCATTTATTGCCCGGTGATGCTTCTGCATTACCGGGCTTTCTTTTTCCGTTCCCCTCGCCTCCCCTTCATTCATCAAGAACGTTTTGAACAAATGTGCAGGGGGAGAGACGCCAAGCGCAGACAGGGGGACATATATATTTTTTTTATTTTTCTTTCTTTCTTAAAAATACCCTACCTAAAAATAAGGGAAAATTTTGTGCTTTCGTGCAGACACCCTTTTTTCGGCATTTATTACATTATAAATCAGATATTTAAACACCGCACGATTTTCGTACAAAAACGTACGATTCGTACAAAAACGCACAAAAATGCATTTTGTACGGAGTACGAAGATTTTGTGCTAAAAAGTACACTATTTCGTACGCCATTAACTATCTGATAAACAACACATAAACAGAAAGCATAGCTCATTTAGCACGATTGCACAAAAAAATAGTACGGTATCAGCAAGGGTTATATGTACAATACCTCGTTTTTTTATTGATAAAGGCAAGGATTACTCAGTTATATTTTGTACATTAGCTCCACACCTAAACCACTATGCTTTATATGATTACTACTAAGATTGAAGTTCCACAGCATCTTAAGGAGTATCTGATCGGAAAGTTCTGCAATTTGCAGGACTCTCCGATTCGCTTCCCGGATAAAACGGATATCTACCATTTTATCTACGATCTGTTAGAACGTCGTCCAGCTAACATCTTTAAGGATCATGGTAATCTCACCATCATCCTTCCTGAACGTACTACCGGGAAGGATCCTAAAACTTACAATTACCTGGGAATACGTTCACAGATAATTCTCATTCGCAAGATCGAGAGAATGCTATGGGCAGAGGTACATGATTACCTGGATGAGCAAAAGCACACTTACGGAATTACCTATATCGACGGGATACACAACTTCATGACTTGCTATGGGATTGATTCCATCAGCGAAGATGCATTCAAGAAGAATTATTATCGCTGGAGGGCTAATCTTCGACGAAAAGAGAAAAAAAGAGGCTATCACCGCACAAAAACATGACCGAGCAAGTGTAGTTAATTGTCCCTTTTTTGATCAAAAAATGTTCTAAAAATGCGTACTAATTGAAAATCAATAAGTTATGAATAACATCAATAATATGGGAGGCATATTATTTGCCGAAATCCTGAATACAGACGAAATAGCCCTGTTTGCAGTACATCAGAACCAGGCATGCATCAGAAGCAAGGAAGGACACGACTGGTATCCGCTTCCAACGCGAGGAGTCATTGAAGCTCCAACTGTCGCTTCCGATGATACTAAAGACGCAGGAATCACATATAAGCATTCAGCGACCATCCAGTTTCCCCGATCCGCATTAGAGGGGAATACAGCAAACGAGCTGCGCAATAAAGTTCAGACAGGCTGTGTTCTACGCTGTCAGGACACACAGGGACACAAGTATATCTATGGCACGAATGAATACCCACTCCTCGGAACCTTAAACCTGATTATAGGGAAAAAGGTAACCGACTTCACCGGATATGAGCTGAAACTTGCCGGGACCTCATTACATTCGATGCTCTCCTATATCGAAATTTAACCGTCCTTCTGCACCCTCACTAATAGGCGTATCATTGCACCAAAATCAGTGCAATGAGCCAAAAACGTATCATTCTTTCCGATTCATCGCTTAATCGTTACGGTTACCGGGTCCTTACCTCTGGAATGCTCCTCGAAGCATTCAAGAAGAACCCGGTGATGCTGTATATGCATTTTCGTGATGAAGGATCTCCCATTTGGGGAGAAACTAAAGCTATCGGGCATTGGGAAGATATACAGCTTGAAGGCGATGTACTTTCTGCCATTCCTGTTTTCGACAAGGTTGATCAACTATCTAAAGACATTGCCGCAAAATACGAAGCAGGGACTTACAACGCCGCAAGTGTCGGTATCCGCATCATTGCTACATCAGCCAACAAAGACCTTCTGGTACCTGGTCAGACTCGCGAAACAGTTACAGAGTCAGAGCTGATGGAAGCATCCATCGTGGACATACCGGCAAATTCCAATGCCGTTCGCCTCTATGATCGTTCCACATCCGTTCTTCTGGCAGCGGGTATGGACACGAATTCCGTGCCAGCATTATCAACAACTTCATTCAAAGACAAAATGACTCTAAAAGAATCATGGTCAGCTTTTTTATCTTTTCTGAATATCAGTCAAGATAAGGCAGTAACGACCGAATTATCAGCAGAGAACCTCGACTCCCTGCATAATGAATTCACCCGTCTGAAATCGGAGAACAGTTCTCTCGTACATGCTAAACAGGAGATCGATCAGAAATTATCTGATGCGACTACTGAAATAGCGACTCTCAAGACAACAGTAAGTGAAAAAGATCAAGAGATCGCTAATCTGAAAACCGAGGCAAGCGGCAAGGATTCAGAGATCACTCAACTCAAAGAACAAGTAGCCAACCTAAAGAAAGCTCCGGCACCAGGTGAACCAGCTCCTGCCCCAAAGGGTGAACCAGCCGCAAACGGAGGAAAAGAGGAACTGGCTGCCTACTGCGAGGAAAATGCCGGCAATTATCAGGGAATCACAGAACGCCTGAAAGCCGACGGACTCCTTTAATTTACTAACCTACCTTAACTATTTAAAGAATATGTCTCAAAAATTAATTGACGTATCGAAACTGAACCAAACCTTAATCACATATGATAAGGCGCTTCGCGCTCTTCCATTTGCTACCCTGCAGGAAGTTGCCGCAAAATTGGGATTGAACGTGATGGATCTGCAAGGTAAACATGCCTTGATCAATGAACGCCGTCGTGCCGGCGGAACTCAGTCTTACAAGATTGGTAAGAACTTCCGGCTGGTTGATAAGCTGCTCGGCTATGAACCTTCTGTTATCGAACCGAAGGATGTTGTATGTATCACAAAGGAAAACTCTCAAAAATACGATGACGGTGAACTGTTGATCGTAGGAGGTCAGCCGGTCAGTAACATCAATAAGAAACATCCTCTTGAAACACGTGTTGCCTTCACATTAGTAAAATCCCATGTTGAAGATGTAGTATATACATTGTTTCATGCAGAACGTGATGAAGACTCAACTTCACCGTCAGGTGCATTTGATGGTCTGTTCACCAAAGCCGACATGCTGATTACAACAGGTGATGTCAATGCTGCTCGCGGCAACTTTGCTCCATCAGGTCTTTTTGCTTTGCCCACGAAGGATACAGACTCCGCCGCTTATGAAAATTTGGTTGAATGGATTGGTGGTGCCAACACTTACCTGCGTTCTTCCAAGTCGGGGATTCCACAGTTACTTTGTGCCGAAACGGTCTTGATAGCTGCACGCTCTGCTCTCCGCAACAAACTGAGCATGCAGGAGTATCCTTCCATGCAACGCATGATTGAGCTTTTGCGTGAAGACGCAATGTGCCCCGCCCTTGAAATCCTCTCTCACGAAGCATTAGGGCAGGGATCACGCCTGATCCTTCAGAAGAAAGGCAATATGGATGTTGCTTTCAATACCCAAGCCGCAACCAAGTTCTGTCAAATTCGTGATATCTACGAAGATCCGAATGAATGGCAGTTCTGGCTGCAAACCGGTTATGACACCCGTATCCGCGACTGGCATGAAAAAGTATACCGCTGTAATGAGCAAAAGAATGAATCTCTTGACCTCGCAGGAGACTATTGCAAGACCGGAGGCGTACAAGTTGATATCACAGGAACGGAGAATGCTGTCTGGAGCATCAAAGGCAAAGTTGCTGAACGTAGCAATGGTCAATGCATCATCGGTCTGACACCCGGTAAGTACACTATTGAGTTTACTGCTGTAGACGGTAAGACTAAA